GTCAGAAGTCCGACGCGAGCAAACCGCACCGCTGAAACGGCAGGGGGCCGCGAAGCATGGGCACGGTTTCGTCACCGCGATGCTGTACAGGTTTCGCTGAACAGATCGTCACCCACGTCCGTCCCTTCCGCGCCCTCGGGGTGAGCCCGTAATCTGGTAGGCGGTCGTGGACGATCGGGCGCTACTGGAGAGGATCGCTGCTGCTGTCGGGGTGACTCCGGACGTCAGCGTCAGCGTGGGGATGTTGTACATGAGGTATCGGGAGACGCGCCCGCGCGGGCGCGTGTGGCAGCTCGAGCGAAACCTGTTGCGGCCGTTCGTGGTGCGCTTCTGGCGCCGACCCGCGAAGTCGATCAGGCCGCGCGACTGGGAGGACCACCGGGCGAAGCGCGGGCGCGCGACGACGCGGACCGGGCGCCCGCCGTGCGACCTGACGATCAACCTCGAGCTCGCGCGCACGAAGCGCATGTTCCGGTGGGCGGTCGGCAAGAAGCTGATCGACGAGCGGCCGCTCATCGATTGCAAGCCAGTCAAGACGCGCGAGCGCCGCGAGTCGTGGTTCACAGCTGAGCAGGTGAACGCGCTGATCGCCGCCGCCGATTCGCTGCGCTGGGATCACCAGCAGCGCGCGTTCCGGGCGCTCGCCGCCGCGATGGGCGACACCGGCCTACGCATCTCCGAAGCGCTCGGCCTGCGCTGGGACCGCATCACGTTGCGCGGGACGACCAGCGTGATCGGCAAGGGCCACAAGACGCGCGTCGTCGCCTTCACGCCGCGGACGCTGGGCGCACTCGCCGAGATGGAGAGGCACGCGAACCCGCACGTGTTCGTGAACTACCACACGGGGCGCGTGTTCAACGCGTCGACGGTGCGCGCGTGGTTCCGCGCCGCGGTCGCCGCCGCGGGGCTCGAGGGCGTCAAGGTGGACGGCGATCTGGCGCTCGTGCCGCACAACCTTCGCCACTCGGCCGCCTCGATCGCCGACGAGCGCGGCGCGCCCGCGCAGTGGATTCAGGCGATGCTCGGACACGCTCACCTGTCGACGACGATGAAGTACCTGCACCGAACGGAGCAGGACGCCGCGCTGCGGATGGCGGCGATCATGTCGGGGCGCCGCGGTCCGCGCCGCGCTGCGTGGCATAATTCGCTACCCACGAAAAAAGAAATTGCAAGCGCGACCGCGAGGCGCGTACAAACGATCTCGTGACCCTCATGGATCGTCGAACTTCCCGGCCTGCGCGTGAACGCCCGCAACCGAGGGTCACGTCTCAGAAGCGATCAGCGCTCGCGCAGGGGCCAGGCAGCTCGACGTATTGACCGGAGGACGTTATGCGTGATTTCTTTCCGAAATCAGCGAAAACCGGCGCGAGCCCCGCGCCGGACGCGGGGCAAGATCGGAAGCTGATCAGCGTCGTCGGGCACCTCGCCGCGACGGGCGTGCTCGAAACGGCACAGTCGTCAGAAGAGTGGCGGCCGATCGCTGGCTATGAGGGGCTCTACGAGGTGAGCAATCGCGGCCGTGTCCGCCGCGCGGGCCGCCGGCGCTGCCTCAAGCTCGATCGCCACTGGCGCGGCTACTTGCGCGCGCAGCTCTACGGCGCGGGCGGCCGTCGTCGGTTCCACCGCGTCCACCTGCTGGTCGCGGCGGCGTTCATCGGCCCGCGCCCGGCTGGCCAGACCGTCGATCATCTGGATGAAGACAAGCGGAACAACGCGGTCACGAACCTCGAGTACGTCACGCGCATCGAGAACCACCGGCGCTATCTCGAGCGCCGCCGCGCACCGCGCCTGCCGTCGGGGCTGACCGGCCGTCAGGCGCTTCAGCGCGTGATGCAGATGTTCGCCGTGCCGGTGCGCACGGCACTGGCAAAGGCGGCGGCGTGACGGCGCTGCGCTTCATCGGCGCGGCGCTGGCGGCGCTGCGCTTCATCGGCGCGGCGCTGGCGTACGTCGTGCTGATCGGGACCGTGGCGCTGGTCATCGCGGGCGTGGCGTCGGGGTACGGGCTGTGAACCTGCGTGCGAGAAGTGCCGCGCGTTCATCCGCGCGGAAGCGAAAGCGAGAGGTGTCGCATGAAGTGGCTCGGGTACAAGCAGATCGCATTCACATCGGTCAGCATGGACGTCGCGGACGTCCGCGCGCGGTCCAAGGCCGCCCACGTCGCGGACCTGGCCGCGAACATCCGCGAGCACGGCGACGAGCCGATCCACGCGCCGACGGTGCGCATGCCCGGCTACCGGCTGCTCTGCGGACGCGATCGGATGGCCGCGCTGCTCGTACTGAAGGCGAAGCGGCTGTGGGTGCGCCTTGCGGAGTGCAGCGACGAAGAGGCGGCCGATCTCGAAGCGTCCGAGAACATTCACCGACGGCTGGACGACCGCGACGAAGTCATCGCACGCGCCGTCCGGGCGAAGGAAGCGCTGCTCAGCGCGAGGGCCAAAGTGGGTACAAATGTACCACCCTCCCACCGCGTCATGCCGGCGACGACGGCGCCGTCGAAACAGACGATCAAGGCGGAAGCTCGCAAGCTCGTCGCGCGCGATCACGGCACGACGCCGACGGCCATCAAGCAGGCCGAAAAACGCGCCCGCGCCGCCGCGAAAGAATCTGCCGCGGAGGGTAGTGCATGCCCTACTCCCAGCGTGACGGCCGCTGTCGCGGTGGAGCCGGCGTTTTTCGAACCGAACCTGAACCTGCTCGGCTGCGATGACGACTCGACGCGCGCCGTCTGCAAGTTCGCGAAGCCGTACCAGGAGGCGATAGACGAAGCGGACAAGCACCTGCGCCTCGCGCTCGGCGCGCTGAAGAAGATCGAGCAGTCCGCGCTGGGCCAGGAGCTGCGCGCGCAGGTGGAACGCGTCGGGTCGCTGGTCAGGTCGAAGCGGCCCGAGTTCATCTGCCCATGGTGCAAGGGCCTGCCGAAAGCGACGTTCGGGATTTGCGGCGGCTGCAACGGGCAGTTCTACGTATCGGCCGAGGTCGCCGCGCGCGCAGACGCGAAGCTGCTGGAGGCGGACCCGCCGATCGTCGCGTACCACGGCAAGCCGATGCCGTACGCGGACGCACTTGCAGGGAAGCTGCCGAAGAACGGCGGCGCGGGGAAATCGATCCGCGTCGTTGACTCGGACGGGAACGATCTGCTCGGCGCCGCGATGGCCGAAGAGGAGCGCGAGCTGGCGGACGAGCTGGAAGAGATGGCCGAAGAGGAGAGGAGCGACCCATGAAGCGAGCGAAGCGACTGAAGAACGAGGCGGCAGAAGTGCCCATGGCGCAGGTCGGTCAGGTGCTAGCGCCCCCGCCGGTGCCGATGTCGGACGCGGCGATCAACGCCTGCAAGCAAGCGATCGAGCCGATGAGTCGCCCGTCGAAGGCAGAGCGGCGCGCCAAGCTGATCGCCGCACACGTCGCGATCGATGCCATTCGCTACGAGCTTGATGGCGGGCCGGAACACCGCGAAGGGTTGCAGCGGGAGATCGCAGCGTCGATCGGTCGACTCGAACTGCGGGACTGACGTGAAGGCCCCCCCCTGGCAGCAGGTCAAGCGATGCGACCGCCGCGCGCGGTTGCTCGCCGACCCGCACTACTCCCGGCAGACGCCGGGAGCGCGTGAGTTCATGCCGCCGGGGAAGACGTTCGTGCTGCTGTCGTCCGACTCGCGCGCGGTGTGGGGCGCCGTGGAGAACGTCTTCAATGGCCGGACGTACTGGCGCGTCTCGATCTTCCGCAACACCGGCGCGCGCCTGTCGTCTCTGCTGATCCGGCGAGCAACGCGGCTCACGCGCGCGTACTGGCGCACCCGCCACGGAACGCGTTGCGCTCTGCGGACCGAAGTCGATCCGGCGGCGGTTCGGCGCAAGCGCGATCCGGGCCGTTGCTTCCTGCGTGCCGGCTGGCGGTGCGTCGGACCTAGTGCGAAGGGCGACCTGCTGGTGTTCGAGGCGCCATGACCGTCGCGTCCCAGCTCGGCTTTTTCGACAAACCGGTTCGGGCCGGCGCGTTCATGCCGCGCTCGTATCAGGTCGAAGCGGACGCGGCGATCGACCGCGAGCTTGCTGCGCACCGGTCCACGCTGGTCGTGCAGGCGACGGGGCTCGGCAAGACGGTCCTGTTCTGCATGCAGGCGAAGAAGCGCGGCAACGGCCTGGTGCTCGTGCACCGGGACACGCTGGCGCGGCAGGCATGCGAAAAGCTGTCGCTGGCGACCGGCATGTCCGTCGCGATCGAGAAAGCGGAGCGGACCGCGTTCGGCTCGCCGTACGTCGTCGGCAGCGTCCAGACGCTGAAGGGCGAACGGCTCAAGAAGTTCGCCGACCGGTTCCGCGACGTCATCAACTTCATCATCACGGACGAAGCGCACCGGTCGCCCGCGGCGAGCTACCGGAAGATCTACGAGGCGTTCCCGCACGCAAAGCTGCTGGGCGTGACGGCGACGCCGGACCGGTCGGACGAAGTGGCGATGGGGTCGGTCTACGATTCCGTCGCCCACCGCTACGAGCTGATCCCGGCGACTCAGGACGCGTGGCTGACCCCGGTCGAGTATATCCCGCTCGAGTCCGAGGTGAACCTGGACAGCATCGACAAGCGCGGCGGCGACCTGGACCCTTCGCAGCTCGACGACGCGGTGGCGACCGAGGCGGGACGGCTCGCGCGCGCGATCATCGACCACGCGCGCGACAAGCGACTCATCGTGTTCACCCCGGGCGTGAAGACGGCGCACGCGCTGTCCGCCGCGATGAATGATCTGGTGCCCGGGCACGCGGCGTCCGTCGACGGCACGATGGACGACGAGTACAAGCGCCGCGTCGAGCAGCAGCATCGAGCCGGCGAGATCTCGAAGCTCGTCAACTGCAACATCTACACGGAGGGGCACGACGATCCGACCCTCGACGGCATCGTTGATACGGCGCCGTCCTGTTCGCGCCTGCGCGTGATGCAGCGCCTGGGACGCGCGACACGCCTCTGGCCGGAGGGCATCGACACGCTGGAGACAGTCGAGGCGCGCGTGGCGGCGATCGCGGCCAGCCCGAAGCCGAAGGCGCTCTGGTACGACCTGGTGTGCAACGGCGAGCGGCACAGCGTGATCGGTCCGCTGGACGTGCTCGCCGGCAAGCTGCCCGACGAGGTTCGGAAGGCCGCGAAGAAGATCTTGGAGGAAGAGGGCGGCGGCGTTGATGCGGCGATCTCGAAGGCGCAAGCGCAGCTCGAGGAACGCGAACGAGCGATGCGCGCCGGATTCGTCGCCCGGCGCGCGAAGAGCCGCAAAGGCCGCGTGCGCAGCATCTTCGAGCTGGCGGGCGTGGCGCACATGAACGGGCCGTACAAGATGGTCCGGCCGGAGGACATGGCGACGCCGAAGCAGATCGGGCTGCTGAAGAAGCTCGGCATTCCGATACCGCAGAACTGCACCGGCGCGCAGTTCAAGCGACTGCTCGGCAAGAACCGCGACCGCGAGCGACGCGGCCTTTGCCAGCTGGGAGGCGTGCACTGGCTGCAGTGGTTCGGCGTCGACGCGTGGAACATGTCGGGCGAAATCGCGAAGCGGATCCAGCGCGAGATCATCCTGAACGGCCGCAAGCCGTTGCCGCCCGAGCGGATCGCAGAGCTGTCGCGCCGCGAGCCGGGCGACGAGATCGGGATCTACTGATGTTCGCGATGTGGCCAGCCGTGCGACCCGACGTCCAGCAGCGCGCAGCATCAGCGGCAAGCGCGCGGGCGTACGTGGCGAAGCGATCGCGAGAGCTCGGCTTCGCACCGGCCGACGTATACGGTCCGAAGCGGCACCGGGTCTACGTCGACGCCCGGGCGCGGATCGCCGCGGAGCTGCGCGCCGAGCCGTGGCGGCTGTCGCTGCCGGAGATCGGGAACGCGCTGGGAGGCCGAGACCACACGACCGTGATGAACCTGCTCGGCCTGATCCGGCGCGGCCCGGAACGCGTAGCCCGTCGCGCGTACTGCCCCGGCGGCGATCACGTCTGCAAGGACAACGCGGCATGAGCGCGCGACCCGATCAAATCGAAGTCCACCGGCTGTCGCGGCTGCACGAGCTACGCTTCTGGCTGCGCGGGCACGGCTGTTGCTGGCTTTGCGCGCTTCGGTACGCGCTCGCCCAAGTCGAGAAAGAGGCGGGTATGAAGTTCGAGGGCGGAAGCCAGTGCGCCAGCGACGGGAAGTGCGCCGAAAAGGCCCGAGCCGCGTGGAAAAGCATGCCGGCGGTGACGTTCGAACGCGCGGCCTGACGATTCTTGTTGACCATGTACCGTTATTCGGTACGATAGGAACAGAAAGGAAACGGTGACCCATGGAAATGGCAGCACGGCACGGTGATCTGGTGATCGAGAGGCTTGCGGCGCCCATCACGGGCGAATTGACGAAGGTTCGCAACCTCGTCTTCGCCGGCGACTCGAGCGGGCACACGCACACGCTCAAGGGCGCGGCGCTGCACAGGCGGGACGGGCGGCGCACGTTCGTCCGCATCGCGAAGGCGACGGAACTGGTGCACGCGAAGTCGGACGGGCACAAGACGATCACGCTCAAGAAGGGCGACTACGAGGTGCGGCCGCTCCGCGAGAGGGGCGACGGAGCGGACCGCGCGGTCGAGGACTAAACGAAACGGATCCGAAAAAAGGAGGACACGATGGCGATGCTCGACACTTTGACCCCTGCACAGGAAAAGCTGCTGGACAAGGTCGCGGACGAATACATCCGCGACCTTACCGTCGCCCGCGCGCCGGACATGAAGGCGATCAACGCGTGGCTGGACGTCGTGTATAAGCTGTACGACCGGAAACGCCCCGATCGGGTCGAGGTCTCGGCCTCGCCGGTCGCAGCGCTGAAGCTCGCGTCAGAGCTGACCGGCAAGCAGCAGACGTACCTCGACTGGTGCGGCATCGGGGAGGGCGGGTGGGTCTCGTTCTACGACCTGTTTCACCGCATCGGCCAGGCGACGGACGAAGAGATCGAAGATGTGCTGAAGCTCAAGGAGTTCGGGCGCGTCGCGTGGGACACCGTTCTGCTCGACGAGTGCGCGATCGTCATTCGCCGCCCGACGCTGCTGAGGGTAGACGATTCGGGGAACCTGCACGCGACCGACGGGCCGTGCATCGAATGGTCCGACGGTGAGAAGGACTTCGCTTACCACGGCACGTGGGTGCCGGAGCGGATCATCCGCGAGCCAAAGTCGTTCACGCGCGACGAATACCTCGCGATCACGAACACGGAGCACCGGCGCGCGCTCGGAGAGATCGCCGGGTGGGGCTGGGTCGCTGACCTGCTCGGCGCGACGCCGATCGACGCGTGGACCGACCCGGAGACGAAGCTCGACTATGAACTGCTCGCGTGCAGTGACGGATCGAAGCTGCTCCGCAAGCAGTCGCCGAAGCTCAAGGGAGGCAAGCAGCCGGTGTACTTCGAGCCGGTACACGAGGATCTTAAGACGGCGCAAGCCGCGCGTAAGTGGCAGGCAACGACGCTCGCGCCCGCGCAGTGCGAGAGCGATCCGTCGCTGACCTATGGCGTCGAGGCGTAGTCGTGATGCGGCTCGATAGCGTCGGGGCCCGCGTCGGGGCCCGCGTCGGGGCCCGCGTCGGGGACCGCGTCGGGGACCGCGTCTGGGCCCGCGTCTGGGCCCGCGTCTGGGACCGCGTCTGGGCCCGCGTCAGGGCCCGCGTCAGGGCCCGCGTCGGGGACCGCGTCTGGGCCCGCGTCAGGGACCGCGTCGAACAGGCGGTGCGGTCGTGATGCGCGCCAGGCGGAAGATCTTGACGTCGGCGCGCGCGCAGGATTAAGACGCGAAGGCAAGGTGGGCAACACGGCCGCCACGCGACGCGAGAAAGCCAGTACAGACGGTATGCGTCGCGCGTGGGACGATCTGGAACGTCTCACAGCCGAATGGGAAGCGAAGCTGGCCGCCGATAACTTGGCGCCGATCGAAACCGTGGGGCGGAAGGATATCGTGTCGTTGACGCCGGCGGTGGAAGCGCGCGCTGCTGGATCGGTGTGGGAGCTGGGCGCGACGGTGGACGCGTTGATGGAAGCGCTGCGCGAGTACCGGTTCGACGTGCTGGACGCGCAGATCTGCGAGATGCTGTCTCGCCGTGTCGCCTGGCACCGGATCGCGCGCACGCTCCATTGCAGCAAGCGCCGTGTTTCGCGCGTAAGCCGCACCGTGCAGGTCTGGCGCGAACAACGCGCGGACCGCGAACGCCGCGTCGCTGAAGTGTTCGCGTGCGCGCGCAGCCGATAGCGTCCTGTACTGGTACCGACTGCGGGCTTATGAGATGCCCGCCGAAGGTGACGCGAAGGCTCGACAGCTCGCGGGGCTGAAGCCGTTTCGGCCGGGCGTGTCGGCCAACCCGGGCGGACGTCCGAGGCAGGTGCAGGCGTATCGGAAGGCGATCCAGAACCAGGAGACGCCCGAGCACGTCTGTGCGGTGGTCGAGTCGATGCGGGTCCGGGCGATCAGCGGCGAAGACGACAAGGGCGCGGCCGCGTGCGCGCGCGTCTACTTCGAAGCTGTCGGTCTGCCGCTCGGAAAGCCGGACGACGATTTGGCCGAGCTTATGCGCGACGCGCCGCCCGAAGCGCTCGACTTCTACGAAAAGCTGAAGAGCCGGAATTGATCACGGCGGCGCGCCTCGCGAAAGCGGCGGCGGCTGAGAAGCGGCGCCGGATGTACGCCCTGCAGGCGACGCTGGCAGCGTCGATCACCGCCGAACGGCTCTGCAACGGGCATGAGAAGCAACTTGCGCTCGTGCGCGACACGGCGCTCTACATCATCGTCCTGTGCAGCCGGCGCGCCGGGAAGACTTACGGCCTCGCATGCCTCGCGCTGCTGACGGCGCTCGCGCGGCCGCGCCAGAACATCCTGTACGTCGGCCTCTCGAAGCCGCACGCGCGGAAGTTCCTCTGGAACGAAGTGTGGTGCCCGCTGCTCGACAGCCTGAAGATCCCGCACAAGCGGATCGACGACGAGATGACGACGACGTTCCCGAACGGGAGCGTCATGTACGTCAGCGGCACCGACGACGTACGTCACATCCAGAGTTTCCTCGGTAACCGGCTGAACCTTGCGATCGTCGACGAGGCGCAATCGCAGAGCGACAGCGTGCTCGTTCCGCTCACGAAGACGATCCTGCCGAACGCGCTACTCGACGACATGGACAACCCCGGCAAGCTGATCATGTCGGGGACGATCCCGGAAGTGGACGCTGGCCGCTTCATGGAGGTCTGGAAGGAGGGCACCTGGTCGCGCCACGGCTGGAACCGGTTCGAGAATCCTCACCTCAAGAACCAGGAGGCCGCGCTGGCCGCGTACCTCGCCGCGAACCCGGGCCTGACGGTCGATTCGCCAGAGGTCCAGCGCGAGTGGTACGGCGAGTTCAGGTTCGACCCGACGGCGACGGCGTATCGGTACATCGAAGCGCTGAACAGCTACGTGCACGCGCAGCCGCGGTGGCTGACGGACCTGCTCGATGCGCGCGGGCCGCAGAGCGACGACGACGCGCGGGTCTCAAAGCTGCTGCGCGATGGATGCGCGCTCGCCGCGGAGCCGTGGGCGGGGATCGACGTGTTCGGCGTCGGCCTCGACATCGGCGGCGACGATCGGATGTCGGCGATCGTGAACGGGTGGGGGTCGCACCACGACGTTCAGCAGCTTTTCGACTGGGCGAGCCCGCGCAACGCGAAGCTGTCGTGGAACGATCTGGGGCTCGTGTGCGCGGTCATCGCGCGCCACTACCAGACGGGCCTGTGGTTCTACGACTCGAACAGCAACAACGAGCTCGACACGTTCCAGCGGCTCTACGGCGTGCCGGTCGTGCAGGCCGCGAAGAAGGCGGACCTTGACGGTCAGGTGCGGCTCTACAACGCCCTGCTGACCAGCGGAAGGTACAAGGCGATCCGCAACGGCCAGGTCGCGGCCGACTTGCGCAAGGCACGCTGGGATCCGAACGCGCTGGCGCGCGGTGAGCACCGGTGGCCGAAGGGACCGCAACACCCCGACGCGTCGGAAGCGTCGCGATACAGCTTGCGCCCATACTTCGACGGATACGTTCCGCCCGACACGCGCACGCCCGCGCAGAGGCAGGCGGCAGAGCTGCGCGCGGAGTTCGAAGCTGACCTGATGCCGCCGGCTGACCAGGGATACGTCGATCCGGACCTGGACGCGCTCATGTAGTTGGTACCGCACGCGGGCTGATAGATGCCGCGCGCGCCGAACGAACGCCCCTCCCGCCGCCTGGACGCCTACCTGGACACGCTGCGTCGCCACGGCGTCATGGTGTTCAAAGCCGGCAAGCTCGAAGGCGTCGGCGAAGGGCTGGAATTCGAGTTCGGTCCGATGCCGAGCGCGCCGCCGGTCAATGTAACCGCGCGTGCCGCGTCCGATCTGAGTGATCCGGACCTGGTCGAACGCGAGCACCCCGGGGCGATCGACGAGCTGGACCTGGTCGCGCAGGGCCGCGAAGGCCCGGTGCCTGAGAACGGCGTGTCGTGAGGGCGGCGCCGGTCATCCCGTTCCGGGCCTGGTGGAAGGCCGAAGATGGCCGTGTCGCGGGCGAGCTCTACGCGCAGGCCGAGCGGATCGAGGTCAACACCGCGTACTGGAAGCAGCGTTGCCAGACGCTCTACAAGCTCGTCAATGGCGAGGATCCGCCTGTCACGTTCGGCTACTGGCTCACTCGGCGCGCGGCGCGGGCCATCGGGTCGATCGACACGATGTACAACCGGCCGTACATCAACGTCGTCAGTGAGGGAGTCTCGTTCCTCGAGAATCGCATCGGGACGACTCACAGCATCGTCGAAGTGTCGCCGAACGACACGGAGTTCAGCGTCCGTGAGGCATGCCGCGAGGCGACGTCAACTCTGGACGCGCTGTTCGACCAGCACGACGTGTACGGCACGCAGCGGTTGACGTTCCGCGACCGCTCGACGTTTGGGCTGTCGGTCGTGAAGGTCGTACCGACGATGGACCGGAAGGCGCTGGACCCGCACCGGATCATGCCGACGGACATCCTTGTCGACAATACGAAGCGCGGCCGCGTGACGGAGCTGATCCAGGTCTGCTTCGCGTCGGAAGACGAGCTGATGGACGCGTTCGGCGGGCGCGACGAGCACACGGACGCCGCGATCCGGAATGCGCCGCGGGCGTGGGTGCAGTCGCCGAGTGGCCTCATCAGCGATGAGCGCGTCCTGCTCGAAGGTTGGCACCTGCAAGGGCCGGGCGACAGGGGGCGACACGTGCTGTGTCTCCCGGGCTGCGACCTGGTGGACGAGTCGTGGAAGAAGAGCCGCTTCCCGTTCGCGATCGGCAAGGCCAAGCCGCAGACCGCCGGCTTCTACGTGAACGGGCCTGCGTTCGACGCGGTGCCGTACCAGCGCAAGGTGAACGAACTGGTCAACCGCATCGACGAGGGCCAGCAGGCGGCTCACGGCTACTGGCGCGTCGACACCGGCACGAAGCTGCAGGCGAAGAACCTGGGCGCGCGGCCGCGGGCCGTGGTGGAGCAAACCGGCGGCCGGCCGGCGGACTTCTACACGCCCCAGGCCGTTCAGCCGGAGCTGTACGACGATCTGCGCTGGTGGGTCGAGCAGGCGTTGCGCCATGGCTTCGGCATCACGCCGGGCCAGTCGAGCGGCGAGAAGCCGGCGGGCGTGACGAGCGGGCGCGGGCTTCGCATCGCGGTACAGATCGAAGACAGCCGGCACAAGTCGTACCTCGTCGAAATGGAGCAGGAGGCGAAGCAGATCGCCGAGTTGATGATCGAGACGGCCGAGGAAATCAACCTGTCCGTCACGACGTCAGGCATCGAGTCCCGGACGATCAAGTGGTCCGAGCTGGGCGTGGGCGATGGCGCGGCGAACGTGTCGGTGTTCCCGATCTCGTCCCTGCCGTCCGAGCCGGCGGGCAAGGCGAACGAGATCGATGACCGGTACGCGAACGGCCTCATTGACAAGCGCACGTACCGTCGGCTGCTGGCGTGGGGCGACCTGCGGGCCGACGACAACTACGCTACGGCCGAAGAGGACCTGATCGAGTCGACGCTGGACGAGATCTGCCGCACGCAGAAGTTCATCGCACCCGACCCGCTACAGAACATGCCGACGGTGCTGACCATGGCGAGCGCGCGATGGAAGCTGGAGAAGCGCTTCAAGGCGCCGCGGAAGACGTTGCGGGCGATCCAGCAGTACATGTCCGTAGCGGCCGATTACATCGCGCACCCTGACGGCCAGTTCCTGCCGCCGGCGATCACGCCCAGCCCCGCCGCGCCCGCGCTGCAACCGATGCCGGCACCGGGCGCGCCGCCTGCCCTGCCGCCGATCGGAACGCCCGCGAATCCGGAGACGCCGATCCCCGCGCCACCGCCGGTCCAGGTCGCGCCGCCCATGGCGCCGCCGCCCGTGCAGTAGCGGCGCTCGGGTACCAGCCGCGGGCTGGTAGATGCCCGAAGCCCAAGCACCCGCCCCGGCACCTTCCGCAACGCCAGCCGCGACCAGCGCGGAGCCGACGCAGGGCGCGCCCGTTTCGGCGCCAGGTGCCGCGCAGACGCCCGCGAAGCCCGAGCCGAAGAAGACGGGCAAGGCGCGGCACGCAGAGATTCGCGCGAAGCTCACCGCCTCAAAGGCGGCCGCGCCGGCGCAGACCGGTGACAGGCCGGCCGACAGCGCGGCGACCCCCGCCGCGAAGACGGAGCCGGGCAAGACCGATTCGGCGCCTGCTGCATCGACGGAACCGGAAAAAGCCAAGCCGGCGGTCGGTGCGGTCATGCGCCTCACCGCGGAGAACACGAAGCTCGCCCGCGAGCTCGAGGATGTCCGCGGCAAGCTCGAAGCGGCCAGCAAGGGCGAGTCCATCGCGTCGCTGCGCGAGCGGGTCAAGAATGACCCCGCGGTCATCTTCGACGTGTTCGGAGAAGACCTGGACGCCGACGAGAACGCGCGCCTCACGAAGCTGAACGACGCGGTTCTGGCGCGCCTGGACCCGGCGAGCGCCGCCGAGCGTGAGCGCGACGCGCGGATCGCCACGCTCGAAAAGGAGCGCGACGAAGAGCGCCGCAAGAACGCCGAGCGCGACGAGCAGGATCGGGCCCGCTCGCGGCGCGAGCACACCGCGAAGGTTCTGACCGAGGGCTTCAAGGACGAGATCGGCGAAACGATCGTCGACGCCGCGAAGTACCCGTGGGTGAACCACCTCACGAAGGTCGGCGAAGTCGACGTGCACGCCGGCATCAGCGCGACGGTCCGCGATCTCGTCGTCGAGTTCCAGAAGGCGCAGAAGCGCAACCCGTCCGACGCCGAGATCGCGAAGTTCATCGCGATCAGCGCCGAGCAGGCCGAGGAGCATTTCGCCAAGCGAGCGAAGAACTGGTCGCTCCCGAGCGCCGCGCCCGCGCCGGCCGCAACGCCGCCCGCGCCGGAGCGCCGACCCACGCCGACGACGATCGGCTCCGCGCTGGGCAGCCGCGCGCCCGCGGGCGTCGACGTCACGAAGCTCTCGAAGAAGGAGCGCCACGCGCTGATTCGTCAGCGCCTGCGCGACGCGAACCGACAGGCGGCGCCGAACTGAAAGGGACCTGACCCATGGCCATCAACACGTCCATCAACAACGTTCTCAGCACCCAGGCGGTCGACGCCCTGAACGACCATCTGGACGAGGACTACTTCGACATCGTCCAGCGCAACAACCCGTTGCAGGCGATGTTCGAGGACGACACGCACGGCGGCCTGGACATCCAGACGGCGATCGGCGTGTCCGAGGGCGACGCGACCGGCGCCGACACGGACACGGTCATCGCGAACGCCGACGACGTGTCCCGAGGCGCGTTCAAGACGCCGTGGGCCGAAGGGATCGCCGTCGGGCAGGTCCGCAACACGGACATCGACCTGATGGGCGACGACGAGAACAGCGTCGTCGACGCGCTATTCGACTCGACGTCGAAGAAGATGCGGGCGCTCGGGACGCGTATCGAGCGGCACCTGGCCGGCGACGGCTTCGGGACGCTCTTCAAGATCGCCTCGCATACCGGCGGCGCCTCGCCGTTCGTGCTGACGGTGAGCCGTCCGACCGACCTGGCCGCCTGCTACGTCGGGCAGAAGCTGGTGAGCTGCTCGACCGTCAACGGCGCCGCGCTGGACACGGGCACCGCGACGATCAGCGCCATCGATCGCGATCTCGGCAAGGTGACCGTCACGACGGCGGACGCCTGGGACGGCACCGCGAACGACAACCACTTCGTCTTCTCGAAGTTCGACAAGAAGGCCGGGTCGCTGACCAAGCCGATCTGCGGTCTCGGGATGGACTTCTGGATCCCGCTTTCCGCGCCGTCCAGCGACGAGACGTCGATCTGCGGCATGGACCGCCGGACCGACACGCAGAGCTTCGCCGGGGCGCGCGCCGACGGCCGCGGGAAGAACCTGTACCAGCAGATCATGCTGATGCTCGGCAAGCTCAGCATCAACGGTCAGGCGATGCCGGACCGGGTGGCGGTCAACAGCGTCTCAGGCTGGGTGGACCTGCAGAACAGCGCGCCGCCGAACGCCCTGACGAAGGAGCCGAACGGCGGCGAGTTCGAGTACGGCTTCGAGACGATCTCATTCCAGGGGCCGACCGGCAAGGTCAAGGTGTTCCCCTGCTGGGCGATCCGCGAGGATCGCGTCTACGTGCTCACGCGCAGCACGTGGAAGCTGCACCACCCGAAGTCGCAGCTGATCTACACCGACGCGCGCGCCGGCAAGAACGGCCTCATCGACTCGCCGACGGCGAGCGCGGTGCAGTTCCGCAAGAAGTCCATCTACGCCCTGACGTGCTCGTACCCGGGCGCGAACGGCGTCATCCAGACCGCGTAAGGAGCGACCATGGCGGCACCGTTCGCACCGTTCCCCGTGATGACGCCGGTCAACGGCATCGTCGAAGTCTCGCTCGAGTTCACGGTGGGCGCCGTTGGCGCTGTCGGCACCGTCGCGGGCGGCGCCGAGCTGGGCACGCCCGTGCGCAACGGCGCGGGCGACTACTCGTTCCCCCTCCTGCAGCCGTGGATCCGCCTGCTCGAGGCCCACTGCGACACCGTGGGCCCGCACTCGACTACGGCGGGCAAGTACGCCGAGATCATCGCCGACAGCGTCACCAGCACGTCGGCGCCGCTGGTGCGCTTCCAGTTCACGCGCGGCGATACCGGCGCGGCCGCGGAGGTCGCCCAGAACGACGTGATCAAGCTGCGGCTCGTCCTGCAGTCGAAGAGCTGATGCCGTACGACGCGCCCAGCGACCGCGACTTCGCCGCGATCAGCGCGGGCGCGAAGAAGTCGCCCAAGTTCCGCGAGATGACCGGCGAGCCGGACGCGGACGACACCGGCGATGCCGAGACGGCCGACTTGCGCGCGGCGTTCGCGTCGGCGCAGGGCCAGGACGAAGACGGGTTCGTCGCGAACATGCTGAGCGCGATCAAGTCGTGCATCGCGAACTACGGGACCGCGAAGAAATGAGGGCCACGTGGCGACCACGACCCTCGACCAACTGATCGAGCAGACGCGCCTCAAGGCCAACGTCACCCGATCGAACTTCGCGACCGACGCCGAGATCATCGGCTACCTCAACGAGGCGCGGAAGCAGTTCCGCGAGCTCGTGGTCGCGGCCGATGACAGCTACTACCAGGACACGCTGGACTTCAGCATCGGCGCGGCGCCGCTGAACGTGCAGGCGTTGCCGTCGACGTTCTGGAAGTTGCGCGGCCTCGACGCGTTCGCCGGGGACAGCCTGCGCCAGAAGGAAGTCTTCGCGCGCGAGTTCCGCAACCGGTTCGACCCGGGCGTCGGCTACTACTTCGGCGGCACTGGAAACAGCATCGTCGTGTGCGGTCTGATGCCCGAGCAGGCCAACCCATACCGGATCTACTTCACGCCCAAGCCCCTGCCGCTGGCCGCGCTAGCGCCGGGCGTGAGCCGGACGATCGAGCATGCCGGCGGCGATGGCACAACGGCCGGTTCCCAGTTGGGGATGGACAACGGTAACTTCCGCGCAGGCGACGTCGGCGGAACGCTGGTGATCTCGGCCAGCGGAACGCCGTGCGATGGTACGTACAGCGTGTTGACCGTCGACGATCCGACGCGTCTCACGACGATTCCTGCGCTGACGCCCTCTCAGACGTTTGGCGATGCGGTCGTGACGCTGACCGGGGCGGATGACGCCACGAGAACCTTTGCTCTTGTTCCCGGTTTCGACAGCCAGGCGTCGGGATTCTGGGCTCTGCAGAACGGTGACTTCGGAGATTCTGACGTGGGCGCGTACCTCTCGGTGGTCATCGATACGCCCTTCGCCAGCCTCTCCGGTACGTATCAGATCTTGGCCGTGAACGGACCAACCTCCATCCGCGTCAGCCCCGCGGTGGCCGGCACCATTGCGCCGCTCGCCGGCACCGCGACCATCAGCCGCCAGCCCGGCGGCACCGAAAGCGCGCTCGATTTGACCGAGGACAATTTCAGTGAGTATTTCAGCGTGCGCGCGGCGATGGTGATCGCACGAAAGAAGCGGCAGGACACGCTGGTTGCCCAGCTCGGCGCCGAGCGGGCCGCAATCGAAGAGCGGATCTCCGCCCTGTCCCGCATGCGCCAGTCCGAGCCGCAGCAGGCGCCCGTGCTGTGGGGGCGCCGCTCGACGAACTACGACGACTGGGAGGTCTGACGGTGGCGGACATCCGCAACCCGTTCAACCCGGTCAGGTTCACGGGCCGTGGCGGCCTGCTCACCGTCGAGGAAGCGTCCCGGTTGCAGGACCTGATCCGCGGCCAAGCCGGAACGTTCATCCGCACGATCAATGACGTGCTCAACGAGCTCAACGTCTCCGTTACGAACGTCGCGCAACAGGCGGGCCCCCGGGGGCCGCAAGGCGTTCCTGGCCTCGACGGGTCGGACGGCTATGATTCATTCGTCCCCGGGCCTCCTGGGCCGCGTGGCGCGACGGGGCGCATGGGCCCGCCCGGTCTCGACGGCGACTCGGGCGACAGCGACGCCGGGCCGATCCCGAGTGGCATCAGCACGCCCCAGGCCCGCTTCTGGGTGTCCGCCGCCAACCCTGCGCTTCCGTACGCCGTGGACATGTCCGCGCTCGGCTCGGGTATACTCCGTCAGACTGTCGCGGGCGGCGTCGCCACGCCCGCCCTCGTTACCGTCAGCACGGGACTGACGTTCGCGACGCCGAACCTGACCGCGAACCTTTCGACGGGCATCGCGGGAGGCCAGAGCGCGATCGGCGGCACGGGCGCCAGTGAGTCTCTGATCTACTCGTCGACGACGAACCCTACGAAGGGCAGCCACATCTTCGGCACGACGTCGGGGATGCTCTACAATGAGGCCACGGGCGTCCTGTCCCTCGGCAACGCCAGCCCGCCGGCCGGCTACATCTTTGTCGGCACGAGGAACCAGAACGCCGGCACGTCGTTCGCGATCACGAATTCCAATGCGGGCGGCGGAGCGAACGCAGCGATGTTCGTCGGTCAGAACGGCACCACGCCGACCAACACGCCCATCCTCGGTATGTACATGCTCGGTTCGGGCTACACCGTCTCGGGCGCGTACGGTCCAAACGTGGGGCTCCTGGAGCTCTACGGAGGGACGGTAACCGGCGGCACCGCGAACATGGTGTTCTCGATCGTGCAAAGCGCTGGGGCGTTCGTGTTCGTGGGCTCCGGCGGCACGCCGGGCAACGTCCAGGTGCGGGCGCTGTCGGGCGGCGGACTCGTCAAGGCGGCGGCCGGGACGGGGCAGCTAGCGATCGCCGTCTCGGGGACGGACTACCAGCCGGCGATCTCCTGGCCAGGCGCAAACGAGTTCGTATTCATGAACGGCGCCAACAACGCGCCGATCGGCGACCCTGGGGTTACCTGGGATGGCGGCATCGACACGATGACGATCAGCGGCGGGGACTCGCTGGCCTTCTATAACCTAGGCTCCGCCGACGCGAACGCGAATTGGGAACGCGTCAGCGTCTTTTGGGGGACGTTCGCCGCGACGACGAGCTGGATCGTCAAGTCGCAGAAGAAGGGGACCGGGACGCTGCGGCCGATGGTGCTCGACGCGGACACGTCTGCACTCTATCTCGTCGCCACGGGCGCCACGGGACAGGTGAACTTCGGCAACAACCCCGCCGTGACGCCGACGATCAACGGTTCGGCCGCGCAGGTCACGTTCAAGGGCGACATCACGTCAGCGACGTCCGCTGGCATGACCTACGACGCGTTCCTGTTCAAGAGCAGCACGGCGATCTTCAGCGGCGCGACGCACGTAACGACGGCGACCGGCGTGAACCTCGTCGCGCTTCAGGCGCCCACGTACACGACCGGGGCGACGATCGACCTGGGCGCGACGCTGGCGATCTACGGCCCCCCCGCCATCTCGGGCGCAGGAACGCTCACGAACTCCTACGGCCTGTGGGTCCAGGCGTCGCTGTCCCGCTTCGACGGGAACGGCACGCACGTGTTCCAACTGCCCGCCGATGCGACCGGGAACGTCACCGCAGCGACGGGACGCGTCCCCGTCAAGATCGGCGGCGTCACCAAGTACCTGCGCTACTTCGACAGCTGAAAGGACCACGATGATCAACCTGACCACGAACATCACGTTCCCGAACATCAACCGCTGGCAGGTGCTGGCCTTCGACGTCGCTGATGGCCGCGTTACGCTGCGCTTCTGGGCGCCGGCCAACACGTTGCCGACGCCGCCGTGGGTCGACATCGAGTGCCAGCTCTCCGACGTCGCGGGCGGCTCGCGCGGAGCCGCGATCAACCCCGCGCCCACGGCCTGGAACGACAAGGTTATGTCCGTCGGCCCGGGGCCGGGCGGCGGCGGTGTCGGGGAGGCGAACAGCCTCACGAACGCGCAGAACGCATATCGAGGCGCCGCCAACCACAACGCTGGGCTCCGCGCGGTCGAGGGGCAGGCGATGACCGACGGCTGGGTGTCGTCCGCGCTGATGGGGACCTGACCATGAAGTTCGCCGTCACGAAGTACGAGCAGTTCGCGCTGACGTCCCACCTGGTGGGCCTGCCATCGCCGAACCCGGAGTACGCGCGGAAACGCCTACGAGCGTGGGACGAGCTCGGCGTCGCGGACCTGGCCGACGCGCTGGCCTGCGGCGCGACCGGCGTGGGAGCGGACATCAACCTCGCCGACTGGCGCGACAGGAAGACGCCGCACCTCATCGACGTGTCGGAGGACATCATGGTCCATCTGATCGCGGCGCTCAGTGGGCCGCTCGCCGGCGTCTGGTCCGACACGCTGACGCGCGTGCGCGAACGCCTCGAGAGGTTGCGGGACAAGGTGTACGAGCTCCCGCCGGAGCTGCGGACGCTCAAGACCGTCGCCGAATAACTGCAGCCCGGCGCCGGTACCGCGCGCGGGCTGGTAGATGGCCAAGACCGCCAAGCGACTGTTTGGGCCGGCGCAGGTGTCGAACGCCGCGGCGACGAAGTACACCGCGCCGGCCGCGACCACGACCGTCCTGCGCCACGTGCACGTCTCGAACCCCACCGGATCGCCCGTGACGTTCACCATGTCCATCGGCGCCGACGCCGCCGGCACGCGCCTGTTCGACGCGTTCACCATCCCCGCGGCGACCACGTACGACTGGTACGGCTACGCCGTGATCGCGGCTGCCGAGGTCGTCCAGGCGTTCGCTGGCACGAACAATGTCATCACGCTGACCGGCTTCGGCGACGAGCTGAGCGCGGGCTGATAGTCGATCTTGACATTGCGCGCCGAATAACGGTACGTTCGGCGCGTGAAGGTCACCAGGATCGCGCTGGACTCATTGCGTGGGCAGCGCCGCGACGAAACATCGCGTTCACCCCGACGACGCGCGACCGAATGCCTGGCCGGCAAGGTCCACCCCGTACCGAGGTTGCGCGTGTACCCGACCGAACGTCAACTGCGTTCGGCCACGGTTGCCGGTGGCACGCACATAGGGGAGACGCAGTTGCGGAAGCAGCGAAGAACGTACCGGTGGCCCGTAGCAGACCAGGACAGCGCCAACACAGCAGCTCGCCGTGCGCGGCGGGGGACGACGGAACGGCGCCCAGGTCACGAAGTCGGTTAGCCCGGTGGGTTCGAAGTCAAGCTCGCAGCAGTCTCGCCTGGACTGATCCATCGGTCCAGGGCTACGACACCCGATTACCCCGATCCAGACGAGTCGTCATGGCCTGTCTGGATCGGGGTGTAGCCGATGCATGACGCACCGCCCTAAGTGGGGACATTTGTACCACCTTGCCGGGTTAGGTACGGCCCTCTTGCGTTCGGTACGGGCCTGCCTCATGCTGGGGGTCATGCGATACCTCGTGCTGGCGTTCGTGGCGTTCCTGGGCTGTGCGGAAGCGGAAAACGCCCGTGCGATGGCGCCGCCGCTGGGCCCGGCGCACGACGGATCGGCAGACACGATCGGCGACGCTGTATCCGATGCTGGGCGGGCCTGCGAAGCGGCGGTGGAGACGCTCAGCGGGCGCGCGACGTACGTCCAGGGCAGCGCGCGCGCGGCGGATCCTGGTGCACCGAGCGTCGTGGTCGCGAATCAGACCTGCGCTGACTATGTCCGCCAGTTCGACGCCTCGAGCGCGGCTTCGGTGACTGTAGCGAGCGGACAGGTCGGCAAGCTCGCCGCCGCGCTCGAGGCGGCAATCGCGACTGATCAGGGATGCGCGTACACGCTTCGGGTGATATCGCCGCCGTGGAACGAATCGATGCAGCCGCCGAACTACTGCGCGATCTCACGAGACTACGTGCTGGTCGTTCCGTGAAGTGGTTGCCGCTGGCGCTGCTGCTGGCATGCTCGTCCGCCCGGCCGATCACGCTCCCGAGCGGGCGCCCCGGATTCTATGTGAAGTGCCGCGGTGACGAGGCCAGGTGCTTCTCTCGAGCGTCCCTGGTCTGCCCACGTGGGTATCGTGTCGTGCATGCGCGCTCCGACGAAACGATCGTGATGACCGGCGGCGATGGGTACGCCGTGGGAGCGTCGCACTTCGGTAGGGGCGGCATGATGATCGAGTGCGGCGGGCGCGTCGACGAAGACGAGTAGCCTCGAGACGGTAGCTGGTACCGCGCACGGGTCTGTAGGGACCCGTGCAAGAAGCCACCGTCGCCGTTCCGCTGCTTCGCCCCGACCAGTCGAAGCCCCGCTCAGGCGGCCCGGTTGGTCGCTTGCGGCGCCTACTGAACGGTACGGTCAAGAAGTTCCGGGACGACGGCTCGATCAAGGTCGAAAAGCGGAACGGCTTCCACGCGCTGTCCCGCACGACGTCCCCGGTGTCCGGCCCCGCGCCCGCGCCGACCGGCATCCCCGGCACGACGCTGCTCGGCACGCTGGGCGACGAGCTTGTCCAGATCGGCAACTCGGTGCCGTACGTGTACTCACCGGCGGGGCCGCGGTTCGAAAAGTTCGACGAGATCATCATGACCGAGACGGCCCACCGGCACGTCGTCCGCGCCAGCACGAAGTCGATCAGCATCATGGACGGCGCGCGCGTCGGCTCGACGGCCTGTTACGTATGGTCCGAGGGCGGCAAGTGCTACGCGGAGTTCGTCGACTTGACGACGGACACGCCCGTGCGCGCGCCGGTCCAGATCGCCGCCGCGGGGCGGATCAAGGTCGTGGCGGACGGCGTGCGCTTCTGGATCGTGTCGGACGCGGGCGGCACGACGGTGTCCGTGTCCGCATACGGGGCGGACGGCGCGGTGCAGGCGTCCAACACGCTCACGACGCTCCCGGCATCTGGCCTGCCGCCGCTGCCCGCGGCGCCCTGGGACATCACGGCGAAGCCCGGCACCGGGAACGGCATGGTCATCGCCCACAACGCAGCGGTGGGCGTCGACTACACGCGGCTCGTGTTCGCGACGTTCAGCGGCGGTTCGATCGTGGTGACAGTGCCCGCGTTCGACACGCACCTGCCGGCGACGTACGGCGTGTGCTGGCTGCGGAGCGACGTCGACGCAAACCACCTGTACCTCGCCACGACGGCGCAGTTCAGCTACGCCCCCGGCGGCGGCGACCCGGTGCGTACGCCGGGCGTCTACGCCGCGCAGTTGGACCTGGCCGGCGCGCACACGGCGATGTACGTGATCAAGAACGGCATGACCGGCGACGAGGCCAAGCAGATCGGCAACCTGACGGGGTATGTCGACTTCGTGGGTGGCGGCGTGTTCGTGTCGTGGACGACGTACCCCGCGGCGGCCGGCCTGCCCAAGCGCGCGATGGACAGCACGGTCACCACGTATCGCGGAGATGCGGAGCCGGGCGTGGCGGTGCTCTACGGCGTGCAGCGCTCGGTGGCGCTGGCCGGCCGGGTGTTCAAGCTCGGCACGCGCTACGTGCTGCCCTGCTACTACGCCTCCGTGTCGCAGGAGGCGGTCCAGCATGCCCAGGCCATCCCAGTCGCGCAACCTACGTACTTCCTGATCGACGTCGCGCGCCAACTCATCGTGGGCGAGCTCGAGTACGGCACGGCGTCGTTCGATTGGCCGTTCGTCGGCTGGGACCCGACGGGCGCGTACGGCGCCAGCTTCTTCATGCTGCCTTCGTCCTTCGACGACGCCGACGGCATCGTTCACCTGACGTGCGGATACGCGGCGGACCTCGAGACGGTCCAGGTCGTCGATGGCGACGCTTTCAACCACACGGCGCCGATGGTGGGGATCCTCGACATCCAGCTCGGCGGGCGCGGGATCCCGATCGAGTTCGGCGACTCGCTGCTGCTCCCCGGCCCGCGCGCGATGGCGTTCTACCGCGACCAGTTCCGGGCGGCGGGGATCGAGCTGGCGCCGGAAGCGCCCACGGTGACGTCCGTGAACGATGGGTCCGGGACGATGGACGTCGGCGAGCAGCACCGTTACGGGATCGTGTTCAGCGTGGTCGACACGCGCAGCAATCGCATGCGCTCGATCGCCAGCATCACGACCAATGCCGCCCAGGTCGCGCCGGGCGGTAACGCCCTGCAGCTTCAGATCCCGACGCTGCGCATGACGTCGCACGACACGGTGCTGATCGAGGTGTACCGGGACGTGTGGGACTCGGCGACGCTGGTCGCATCGAACCAGCTCCGCAAGATCACGGTGGACGAGGCCACGCCGGGCGACACGCGCGTCCCGATCTACAACGACCCGACGACGGACCTGATCATCTGGACGGACACCGTCACGAACGAGGCGGCCGCGATCGGCGCGCCCATCTACACCGACGACGGGACGCTCGACTACTTCGCGTGCCCGCCGCACTCGACCGGCTGCGTGTTTGGTGACCGCGTGTTCGTGGGCGGGTACGACAACCGCGTGTACTACTCGTTCAGCAAGGTCCCCGGGCAAGCGACGGCGTTCAACCAGGACGAGTTCTTCTTCACGGTGCCGACGTCGCAACGGGTGACGGCGCTCGTGCCGCTCGACAACCGGCTGTTCATCTTCTGCGAGCGGTCGATCTGGTTCGTCGACGGCGGCAACTTCCTGTCCGCCGACGGGACGAGCGGGGCCAACCCGACGCCTATCGAGCTGAAGTTCACGAACGGCTGCACCGGCCGTGCTTTCGCGATCGACGCCGGCGTGGTGTACGCGTCGAGCGAAGGCGGCCTGTGGCTACTGACCCGCGGCCTGGAAAACCTGTTCATCGGCCTCCCGGTCCGCGATGAGACGGAAGGCGTCGACGCGCTGGACATCGCGATCGACGCGAACCAACGCCTTGGCGTGCTGACCGGCGCGCAGATGCTGGTCTACGATGACGTCGCGAAGGTATGGTCGCCCTGGACGGTGCCCAAGTCGGGCGTGGCGATGACCGTGTGGCGCGGGGCCTTCGTGGTCGCCGACAACGAGGCGACGCCGAACGTGTACGAGCAGACGCCGGGCGCCTGGGACGACAACGGCGCGCCCGTGCAGACGCGGGTTGACCTGCAAGACATCGCCCTGGCCGACGTGAACGGATTCCAAGTGCTGTGGGAGACGTCCGCGCTCGGCGAGTGGAAGGGCGCGCACACGTTCAACGTGGACGTGACGTACGACGGCTCGGACGTGATCGACGAGACGTTCTCGGAGACGTTCTCGACGGAACTGAAGCCGTTCCGGTTCGACTGGCAGCCACGCACGGTCGAGTGCTCGGCGACGGGCATCAGCATCTACGACACGTTCCCGGGCGACGTTCCGTCGCAGGGGTTCACGCTCGAAGCGCTCGGGCTCTACGTTGGGATCGAGCGCGGGGCGAAGTACCAGGAGCGGCGCATCGCGCCGGTTGGGTGACCATGGCCGATTTCAGCAGCTACTGGCAAAAGCTCGAGCCGTCTTCGTACCAGCTCTATCACGGCGAAGATCCGCTGACGGGCACGCAGAACTACCTCGGCCTGGGCGTGCCGGGCGGCCCGACCAACCCCGGCGGTGACGTCGGCGCAGCGCGGCCGAACGATACGCCGTACCTGCAGCCGATCCGGGGAACGAACTACTCGTACGACCCGGTGAGCGGGCAATACTACCAGTCGTCGACGATCGACCCTGCCACGGGGCAGCCGGTGTTCACTGGCGCGCAGACGGTCGCCGCCGCGCCGAACCTCGCGCAGCAGGGAAGCGGCGCCGCGATCAACCAGAACAACTTCCTGGGGCAGCAGCAGGACGTTCTCAGTCGCATGGCGGCGACGCGCGCCGGGCAGACGGGCCTCGCGAACAACTACCTCGCCGCGATCTACGGCTCGGGCCCGTCCGTAGCCGGCACGCAGCTTCAGACCGGCATGGGCCGGATCGCGCAGGACCAGGCGAGCATCGCCGCGGGCGCGAACGGTCAGAACGCCTTCGCAGCTAGGCGCGCCGCCGCGCAGGCGACCGCGCGCGCGCAAGGCGACCTGTCCGGCCAGCTCGCGCTCACCCGCGCCGCGGAGACGGCCGCTGCGCGTTCGGGGCTCGCGAGCCTGTACGGCTCGGAAGCGTCAGCGGACCAGGCGGCGAACGCGACGGCGACCGGCGCGGCGCTCGGATACGGCGGGCTGGGCGAGCGGTCCGAGGCGGATCGGCTCGCCGCGAACCAGGCTGCGGTCAACGCGAATATCGAGGCGAAGAAGGCCGACAACGACTCGAAGGGCTCACTCCTGAAAGGCGGCGGGGCGTTCCTGTCGGCGTTCCTCTAATGCCCGAACTGGACATCACGGCGGATCCGCTGCTCGTTCCGGCCGAGCAGGACACCACGACGCGCACCTCGACGTCGGGTGGACGGGTCATGTCGCCGGCCAGCAAGGCGGCGATTGACGCCGAGCACGCGGCAAACATCGCTGTTGCGGACGCGCAGAAGAAGGTCGGCGAGGCGCAAGCGCTGCAGGACACGGTCAGGGCCGACCAGCAGGCGAACGCGGCTGATCTCGCGCGCCAGCAGGCCGCCGATCAGGCCGCCGAGCATCAGGCCCAAGTGGATCGCGTGAACGCCGCGCGCGAGGCCGCCGCCGCCGCGGAAGAAGCGTTCGCGAACCACACGTATCACGACTACTGGTCCGACAAGGGCGTGGGGAAACGTCTGGCCACGGCGTTCGGCCTGTTCGCGGGCGGGACTGGCGCGGGTCTGGTCGGTGGAGACAACCCCATGCAGGTCGCTCTCTTCCGCGCAATGGATCGCGACTTCGCGAAGCAGACGGCCGATCTCAACCGCCGGCGCGACGTCGCGAACATGCGGCGGCAGGACGTCAGCGACCTCGAGATCCAGAACGGCCACGAAAACGGCGCGCTCGCGATCAAGTTCGCGAAGGCGAACGAGGCGACCGCAGCGGAGATGGTCCAGCGCCTGGCCGAAGCTGGGATCCCACTCGACCAGGCGAAGAACAACGTCACGGTCCAGGGCCTGCTGGCGCGTGCGGAGGAGAAGCGGCGCGAGGCGCTACAGCACTACGACCGGACGTACCAGGCCGCGACCACGAAGAAGGAAGTCACCGGGGCCAGCGGCGCAGGCAGCATCGCGCAGCAGCGCCTGGCACTTCAGCAGCAGAAGCTGGTCGTGCGCGATCCGAACACCGGCGAGCCGCTCGGGATGGCGCCCACCGGGGAGATCGCCGGCAAGCTCGGCGACACGATGTCGAGGCTCGACACGTATCAGGAGGCGGTGAACAAGCTCGCCGACCACATCGAGCAGCATGGTCACCTCCTGAACCCGATGTCGCAGGAGTACAAGATCCGGGAAAACCTCGCTGCCGACGTGCAGTCGATGGGCCGTCAGATCAAGGGTATCCAGGCGACCGACGCCGGGCAGAAGCTGGAGCATCTGATCATCGGCGGCACCGGCACCGGCTTCAACCGTTCGGCCGATCCGAAGGTGCTTCGCGGCCTTGCCGATCAGGCGCGCAAGCAGACCGAGCAGCGTTTGCGTTCGACGCTGGCGCCGATGCCGGGCCAGGGTGCGAGCCGATCGCCGACCGCCGGAGCCGACGAAGGGGAAGGCGCCGCGCCCGCGCGCGCCGCTGGTCCCAGCCCGGCGCGCCTCGCGTTGGCGCGGAAGGCTCTGAGCGATCCGGCGGCCCCGATCGAAGTGAAGCGCCGCGCCGCCCAGATCTTCGACGAAGCGCGCCGGGCTGGTGTGCGCTGATGGGCGAGTACGACGCGCTCTTCGACGAGCCCGCGCCCGCGGCGAAGAAGGACCGCGGCGATTACGGCGGTCTGTTCGACAATGCATCCTCGCCGCCCCGCGTGGACATGGGCCCCGCCGCTCGCCGCGCGCTCGCCGGATCGCCGTCCGGGCCGCGTGATCTGACGTCCGAAGAGGCCGGCACGTCGGCCGGCATGCAGCGCACCAGTACGTTCAAGCCGTTCGAGTCAGGGCCGTACACCGTGTCCCAGGCCGCGGAGCCTGCCGGTGCGCCGAGCTCCGACTACGTCACGCGACAGCCGACTCCGGGCGGCGGCGAACAGATCCGAGCGTCCACCGGCAACCCGAACGAGATGGCCGATCCGCTCGTGCAGATGGGCACGGCCGCCGCGATGGGCCGCGCCGCCGCCGCGCCGCTGGCAGCGCTCCCGGCGCCCGTTGCAGCCGTTGCGGCGCCGGCGGTGGAAGGTGGCGTTGCGAACAAGGCGGCGGGTGGCGATTTCACGACCGGCGCCGCGATCGGCGCGGCCGTGCCGCTGGTGCACGCGGCGAAGCAGGCCGCGGCGGCCGGCAAGGAAGCGATCAGCGCCGGGGCAGTCGAGCGCGTCAAGGCGCGCACGGTGCGCAACCTGACCGAAGAGGCGCGCAAGCCGACGGCCGACAAGGTGGCACGGGCGGCCGGCGAGGAAGGATCGCGCCTCGAAACCGTGGTCGCGCGCAATCCAGAGCTGCGTCGCGCGTTGGCGGTGCAGGCGAAGGATCGGCCCGCGGCCGCGCTCGGATCCGTGGATGAGACGCTGGCGCAGCGTAACGCGACGCTGGACAACGCCTACGAGCAGATGGAGGCGCACTACGCCGACAAGCCGGCGAGCGCGCAAGCGTCGGTGCCGCAGATCCTGGATGACATCGAACAGGCGCTGGGGCGCAATAAGGGCGACCTGGACAAGACGCAGGCGATCCGCCGCGCGCGCGAGGCGATCGTGAACGAGTTCGGCGCTGACGGCACGATCACGCCGAACGAGCTCCGCAGCCTCAAGCGCAGCATCGGCCGCGCGGCGTTCCCCATGGGCACCGCGGCATCCACGGGCGTCAAGGCGCAGGTCGCGCGCGATCTCTACGCGCCTCTTTCGAAGCAGCTCGAGACGTTGGCGAAAAACACGCCGGGGCTCGACTCGGCGGCGTTCATGGCCGCGAACGAAGACGTGGCGACGCTGATCCCGGTGCGCGAAGCCCTCGCCGAACGCGTCGACAAGATCGCGCAGGGCAAGAAGACGTTCTTCGAACGCGCCAAGGAAAGTGCCCACAAGCTGGCCGCGCTCGGCGGCATCGTCGCGGGGACTGCAGCGCATTCGCCCGCGGCTGCCGTCGCGGTGCCGGCCGCCGTCGGCGCGGCCAAGCTCGGCGCGCGCGTCGCCCGCGGCTTCGACTACCGGATGGCCGAAGCCCAGCTCCGACGCGTCGAGGCGGCTCAGGCGGCACGCTCCGGAGCGACCGCCGCAGCGCCCGCAGTCCGCCCGGCGCCGGTCCTGCCTCCGGCCGTCACCGGTGCGGCGGTGGGCCAGGTGGATCGGCGCGGCTCGATCGCCGACCTCTACGGCGCGCCCGCGATGTGACGCCATGGAACCCGCGAACGTCGTCTTTCCTGACAGCATTGCGCCGGGCGAAGCGATCCTCGCCGTGGTCGGGATCCGCCCGCTTTTGACCGATGCGGTAGAGCGCATTACCGCGCCGATGTGGCGCGAGATCTCCCAGCTTGGCCGGACGGTCCATCAGCAAGCGGTCGGGCTCGTGCGCGGCAACCTGGACCGCGCCAAGGCGTACCCGGCGGTGGACTACGACTCGGCGCTGAAGGCGTTCAGCGCGCCGCCCGCGCCGGCCCAGATCGAAGCGATGCTCCGGGACGTGCCGGCCGGCGCCGACCTGCCGTTCCTCGCGGCGGCGGCGCGCGCGTACAACTACCTGCGCGGCGAGTACCCGATCTGTGTCGAGCGGACGGTGTTCGGCGTGAACCAGCTCGAGCCGGGCGACTTCGCAATGGGTCGCTTCGAAGATCAGCTCGAGATCATCGATCGGCCTCTGTCGGTATTCGGCATGATCGAGTCGGGGCGCCTGACGACGAAGCAGGCCGCCGCGATGCAAGGGGTCTATCCGACCCTCTACAAAGAGATCGCCGTCGACGTGGTCAGCGCCTGCATGCAGGAGAAGGCCGACCACCCGAGCTGGGAACCGGAATTCGGGCGCGGCCTGTCGGTCCTGCTCGGCGTGCCGGGAATCGATCCGAACCTGCGCGCCCAGCTCGCGGCCGCGCCGCCGCCCGCGGCGCCGCCCGACCAGCAGCGCATGGCCGCGACGAAATCGCGCCGCGCGCACCTCATCGCCACGAAGAGCGACCGCCTGGAACTGGACGAATAGCCCGCGCCGGTACCGCTCGCGGGTCTGTAGGATGTCGCAGAAGATCGGCTGGACGCCCGTACTCGCCGCGAAAGAGCGCGGCCATTTCAGCTTCGGCACGGTCGCGAACGCGACACCGCGCGAGCTGATCATCGATTGCACCGATTGCGACTCGGTCAGCGTCCAGGTCACGTCAGGTGGCAATCTCGCAGCGACGATCACGGTGCTCGCGTCGAACAGCTACATCCCGGGCCCGGCGGATGCGCAGTTCGGCGCCCCGGCCGGCGCGGCGCCGCAACGGGCTGGCACGTTCGTGGCGATCACGACTCGCGTCACCGGCATCACCAACCCGGCGGGGGCGGGCGGCGACTGCATTATCAGCATCGCAGCGGCGGCCGAACCGCTGGTGACGCACTCGTTCGTGAAGGTCGTATTCACGCAGTCCGGCGGCTCCGGCGCGCTCGACATGTTCGTGAGCGGGAAGGCGGTCGGCCGATGAGCCAGACGAATGCACGGTTCCAGGGTGGCGGCGTCGTTCTCCCGGTCGGCGCGGGCGCGGGCAACGTCAACGCCGGTGAAGGCTCGATGATCATCGACACCGACGGCGTGCTGAAGACCGTCGACGTGGCGGGCGTTTTGCGCACGGCCGGCATTCCGAACTTCAACCGGCTGGCAACGAAGGTCCCGCTGTTGGGCGACGCCGACGCCACGATCGGCGCGGCGGCAGATATGTGCAGCCTCTACATCATGCCGGCGGGGACGTTGACAGCGCCTCGAACGCTGACGTTCACGAACGCGGGGCAGGCCACGGGCCAGATCGTACAGGTCTTGCGGCTCGATCAGAGCGCAAACGACCTGATCATCCGCAACTCGACGCCGACGACGCTCTACAGCAGCACGGGCAGTCCTGGCGGCGCCCTGAAGCTTTACCAGCTCTTCTTCAACGCGGGCGCCTGGGCGGCCAACTCGATCTACTACATGCAGCTCACGTAGTGCCCGATGGACACGCGGAACCTCGTTGCGCTCGGGATGCTGCTGGCGCTCGTGGCGTTCGCGCTCGGCAAAGGATCGATCGAGGGGCGTGACGTCAAGGAGATCGTCCTATTTCTGGGCGGCGGGATCATCGGCGTAACGCTTCCACAGCGGGCGGCGGCGTCGACGAAGGCCGCATCGACGCCGAGCGTGCTCCCGCTGATCTTGGTCGCTGGCGCGCTGCTGTTCGTCGGCTGCGCGAACACGTCGCCGTACGTCGGTCCGCCGGGTCCGCCCGTCGTCGATGGCGTCGAGCGCATGTGGCCAGACATCTACGGGCGCCTGCGCCGCGAGACGGTGTTGACGGTGACGAACCGAAACGCCGAACCGCTCGACGGCGTGCTGGACTGCGACCCGGACACGCACCACGCGCGGCGCTGGCCCGGCTCGCGACTGACGATCCACGTGCCGCCGCGCATGTCCTACGACGTGCTGCTGATGCCGCACGATCACGTCTGCTACCTGCTGCCGAGCGATGGCGATCGATGAGCCCGCCTCCGATCTCGACGTCGAGCGCGCCGTGTTCCGAGAGTGCGCTGCTGCGTCTGAGGCTCTCGCAGGAGCGTTTCGCCGAGCTGCAGAGCGACCTGGCGGACTTTCTCCCGGCGAGCTCGTCCAGCTTCGAGGACTCGCGCGGCGTACCGCTCTCCTCATCGCCGCAGTCGGATTCCCAAGCAGCGTAGAACGCCATGGCCGGTGACTTCGGCGACGACGATCCGACGGTCGTCGACGGCCGCGTCCTGTCCGATCATGATACCCCCGTCACCATTCCTCGATGTGCCGAGTGCGGGGCCGTGGTCTTCTTCGACGACTTCGACGCCTTCAGCCTCGCCAGCTTCCCGCAAGACCGCTGCCTGCGAGCCCGTGACGGCCATTGGACATGGTGCGCGAACTTCAGCGCAACCCATGGCAAGGTCGTGTTTCTGATCGCTCGTCGCTAGGGCAGAGCGTCACTTGCCGCTCTCCTGAGGCTTGCGGTGCAGTCGGGGCAGCGCTCCGACGCGCTACCGCCGAGTTGCCAGGGAATGGTCACAGTCCGCTTCCTGCTTCCCCCGCACGTCGGGCACGGCTCGGGGTTCAGCGGTCTGCCAGCGTCGTGGCAGGGCTTCGAGCAGAAGCCGCGTAGCACGTTGTCTACGCCGCGCTGCCAGTAGCCGCCGGGCGGTTGGTCGCGATGAAGCTCCGCGGTAACGACTCCGCACCAAACAGGACACCTGGCCGTCGGGGGCGGGGTTGGTTCGATGTGGGGGCAGCGCGTTTCCCACGCGAGGAATCTGTTGCGCTCCCATGCGAGAGCGAACTCAGGTCGGAACACGTGCCCCGTGGCGTGCGACGCGGAAACGGCAAGCGTGCACCGCTGGCCCGGCTTCATCCTCGTCGGAGCGCTCCCTGCCCAGCAGCAGTCTTCGTAACGGTGGCCGTGCGGGCACGGATCGGGCGGCGCGCTCCCTGTCGTGGTTGGGGTGGCCGATTCTCGTTCATTTAACGAGAATCCGGGGCGAACGCCGACGAAGTTGCCGTCGCGTAGGGCGCGGGCGATGGCCGCCATTGGTGATTCGTCAGCCGCCCCTGTCGTGGTTGGGGTGGGAGGGGAGGCGGCGAGGCGAATCAGCGCCGCGAGCATGTCAGACGCGCCAGCGTGGTACTCGTTAACGCCAGCATCGGCGCGTTCATGGTCGATGGCTTCGTCTATTCTAGACGCGAGTTCTCGCAGCGAATCCGATACCCGGCGCGTGCGTGCCCCGTACTCGGGATTGGCCGCGTTCCAGCCGGAGTCGCGAACGATCGTAGCCGCTTCGCGCAGAACATCTCGCATGTCGCTCATCTCGGGTCCCTCCTGGGAGTGGGGCTGGCGAGGGCGTGGCAGTCGTCGCACATCACCTTGTCGTTGACGATGTTCTCATTGCCGGGCACGCCACCTCTGGCGCCGCCGCAGACTTCACACCCATCCATCCCCCGGTGGTTGCGCTCGGACGCGCGTTCCTTGGCCACCTGATTCGGCGATAGGCGCGGCTTCCGGGCGCGGCCTTCCTTCGTCAGCTCGTCGTACTGCTCCCGGCTCACGCGGTAGAAGATGGGCGGGGTGCTGGCGGAGCGGGTGGTGACGGGATGTCCGGGGCCGCGCTTACGGGGCATCAGCGCATCTCCATGTAAAAGAAGTTCCCGAACTTGATCTCGTTCACCAAGACCTCGGTCCACCTCGACGCGCGCGGATCGCCGTCAGACCGCACGCGAACGACGTCGCCGACGCTCGGATCCCCGTCGCTGTCCTCGACCTCATACATCCCGGGCAGCGGGCCGGGCACCCACAGCGACGCCGTCACGCCGCCGCTCCCATCGGACGCACCGTCACCAGGACGATCGCGCGCCGACGGTGCGAGTAGATCGGCATGTCGAACGCCGTCCAGCCGATGCCGCCGCACTCGCCCACCGCGAGCGCGAACAGGTCGCGCGCGAGCCAGATCTCTTCGGGCGCGTCGTTCGTCGCGATATGGGCGCGATGGATGTCCTTGACGAGCGCTTCGACGACGGTCATGCATGCACCCAGACGATCAGCGCCCAGCCGACGTACACGATGGCCGTCACGACACGCCTCACAGGCCCGCCATCGCGGCTCGCGCCCGCGCGCTCTTTCGGTGCGCCGCCTTGATGGCGCGGCACTTCTCGCATGTGACGCTCCGGTGTCGGTTGGTCACCTTGGTCCAGGGACGCAATGGCGCGCCGCACACGACCTGTGGCGTACCGAAGATCGCGAACCGATGTATAACCGGCGCCGATGAAGCGGCCTGAGCATCCCCTGATCGTTGCGCTGGTAGAGCGGTACGCCCAGCAGACGAGCCTTGAAGCGCACGAGCTGTGGGCGTACCTGGACCGACGGAAGGTTCCGCCGCCGACGGTGCGGGCGTCTCTCGTCGACGCGTTTTACCCGCTCGTGCGTCCCGATGACTTCTTGCCGTTGACATCTGCACCGAATGATGCCCAATATCGGTACATGGAGTCAACCGAAATGGTCAAGACGGTCGCGGGCCGGCCGCTCGAGTCGAATCACCCGTTCGCGCGATGGCTGCGCGCGCAGCACATGACCGTCGCGGATTGGGCGCGGAACCACACGAATCCTGGCACCGGCAAGCCGTACACGCGCGAGCGCGTCAAGGCTTGGATCGCAGAGGGCGCGGGCGCGAGGCCGATCCCACGGCACGCGGCGGACATGATCGCGCGCGAGTCGGACGGCGCCGTGAAGGCGAACGCGCGGGCCTGGAAGAACGGGATCCGCGAATGACGGCGATCGACGGCTTCCCGGGGGTGGACGTCTCCGTCCAGCATCTACCCGAGGGCGGCGTGCAGGTGCGCGCGCGCCTGGTCACGTTCGCTGTTGCGCGTCTTCGCGAGGCCGACCTGGCTGGCGCGACGGAGGGCCAGGCGACAGACCTGATCGAGCGCGCCGCGCGTCACGCCGCGGAGATGGCGATGCGCCATGCAGCGGCGACGGCGCTTCCGCACGTAGGCGTCGACTGGTCCGACCTGTTCAAGCTCGGCACCGTATTCACGGACGAGCGCGGGCGGCACGGAACGGTCGTGGCGATCGTGCGGCCGACCGACACGATCAGCATCGCGTGGCCGGACGGCACCGTCGAGTACCCGGCCGACGACATCCTGGACGCCCTGGCTGGCCGGCGCTGGACGGTCTGATAGGGTCCTTCGCCCGTCGGTGAAAATCAGTGCTTGACACGCGTCCCGAACGTACCTAATATCGGTACCACGATGGATGACGACGACGAACTGCCCTGCGACGCGTGCCGCGAAGTCCACCTCGCGGCACGCCTGGTCAACGTTCTCGGACGGTACCTGTGCGGCGAATGCGCGCACGAGCATCGGCAGCGCACCGACGCGGCCTGGGCGCGCCTGGTGCGCGAGGTGGCGGCCGAGCAGGCGCGCGCGCTGCCGCTGTCCACCGATGGGTACGGGAGGGCGTCGTGACGATCCGCGGGACCGGTACGGACGAAGCGATCACCGTCGAGCCGTCCGCGCTCCCGGCCGTCATGCTGGCGCGCCTGACGGTCGAAGCCGACGACACGGTGCTGTCGATCTCGATCGACACGAACCACCTGTACGCGCTCGAGACGGCCTGCCGCGCGGCACGCCTGGAGATCGAAGCGAGGGCCGTCGGATGACCTGCGATCACGATGCCACGAAGTCGTCGCTGCGCGTGTTCCTGGCCGCGACGTACCGGCACGCGTTCCAGGAGATGCCCGACGGCGAGGAAGTCCTAATTGGCAACTGCCGCGGGTGCCACTCTACGCTGGCCGTCGAGGTGGACCTGGCGCGCGGGCGCGTGGTGCGCGGCGAACTGACCACGGGTGCGATCTGCGCGATCTGCCCCGAGCCGTTGCCGTCCGGCGACGCGCTCCCGTTCGGCGATGGGCGGGCCCATGCGGCCTGCGTGATGAGGCAACAACTGGAGGTGAGCGATGCCTGACGTCAGGACGTGGTTCGACGACAAGAAGTGGATCTACGCGTACGACTTGCAGGGCCGGGACATCACGCTGACGATCGCGAAGGCCATCCCGGGAGAGGTCATGGGCGACGGCGGCCGGAAGAACAAGAAGCCGGTGCTCTACTTCCAGGGCAAGCAGAAGGGCCTGGTTCTGAACATCACGAACGTGCGGACGATCGGCGCGCTCTACGGCTTCGAGGCGAAGGAGTGGATCGGCAAGCGCATCACGATCTACCCGACGACGTGCCAGTTCGGGCCGAACACCGTCGAGTGCATCCGGGTCCGCCCGCGCATCCCCGGCGACAAGCAAAAGGACGCGCCGCCCGATCCGCCGCCGGCGGACGAGCGCGTGCCGGGCGCCGACGATGGCGAGGAAGGAGCTGCGGCGTGAACCCCGCCGACGCGCTTCGTTTCTCTCGCCTGCGCCTGATGGGCCGGTCCGCCGCGCACTACCACGGGTACGTCGACGATCCGTCGTACGACATGGAGCGCGGCTCCGCGGTGCACGCGATGCTGTTCGGCAACGTCGAGGTGCTCGGCTGGGAAGAGGGCCGCCCGCGTCGCGGGAAGGACTTCGACGCGTTCCAGGCCGACCACCCGGACGCGCTGATCTTGACCGCGTCGGACTTCCAGCAGTCGCGAGCGATGGCCGATGCGGTCCGCCGGAACGCGCTCGCGATGCGCGTGCTGGACGGCGAGCATGAACAGACGATGCTGTGGCAGCGCGAAGGCCGCTGGTGCCGCGGCACGCCCGACGTGCGGAACGACGCGCAGCGGTTCCACTCCGAGCTGAAGACGGGCGAGACGGCGGACCCGCGGAAGTTCCAGTGGAAGCTGCGCGACTTCTGCTATCACGGCCAGCTCGCGTGGTACGCCGACGGCGCCGAGCGCGCCGGCAAGCCTCGCCCCGATGCGCACTACATCGTCGCCGTCGAGGCGTCCGCGCCGTACGTGTCGACGGTGTTCCGGGTGCGCCCCGCCGCGCTCGAGACGGGCCGGAAGCTGATCGCGCTGTGGCTTGAGCAGCTCAAGGTGTGCGAGGCGGCCGGCGCGTGGCCCGGCTACTGCGAATCTGTCGTGGAGCTGACGCTGGCCGACGAGACGGGGCTGATCTTCGAAGAGGCTGCGGCCTGAAAGGACACGTGATGAACAACGTCGTACGGATGCCGGGAATCAAAGAACTGCCGAAGAGCGCGCCGCGGTCTGTCCGCTCGGTCATGGACACGCTGGTGCTCACGCCCGACGGGATCGACCGATGGAAGACGCCACCGTTCCAGCGGGAGAAGCGCATCACGCCAAAGGTCAAGGCGCTGATTGATACGCTCAAGGCCGACGGAGGCGTGGTGCCGGGAATTATCACGCTCGGCAAGCTCGACGGCGTCACGTTCTTGGTGGACGGCCAGCACAGGATAGAGGCGTTCCGACAGAGCGGCCTAGACGAAGGGCTGGCCGACGTCCGGATCTGTCACTTCGAAACGCTCGCCGAGATGTCCGACGAGTTCGTCACGCTGAACAGCGCGCTCGTGCGCATGACTAACGACGACATCCTTCGCGGCCTGGAAGCGACGAACGAACACCTGGGCGCGCTTCGTAGGCGATGTCCGTTCATCGGCTACAGCATCGTTCGCAAGGGTCGCAGCAAGGTCACCGTCGCGATGTCGGCGGCGCTGCGCGTCTGGTTCGGCACGAACGCCGACACACCCACCAACGGTCCGAGCAGCTTCGATTGCGCGAAGCTGCTGACCGAGGATGAGGCGCGCCGGATCGCACATGTCATGGGTCTCTGCTACGAGTCGTGGGGCAACGGCGAAGAGAACCACCGCCTATGGGGCAAGCTGAATCTCGCCATGGTGTTCTGGCTGTGGCGCAGGCTCGTACTGCGCGAAGGAGTGGAGAAGAAGCGTGGCGGCGTCCAAATCGCGACGCTGACGCCTGACCAGTTCCGCTTGTGCCTGCTGGCGCTCAGCGCGAACCAGCGGTACGTCGAATGGCTCCTGGGTCGTAACCTGAAGGACCGCGACAGGTCGCCCGCATACCTCCACGTCAAGACGATCTTCTCCGGGCGCATCGGCGGGATGGGACTCGGTCGGCCGATCTTGCCGCAACCGGACTGGGCGGGGCGCTGATGGCCGCCTGCAGCTCGTGCGGCGCCCGGATCTTCTGGGCGAAGACGGAGAAGGGGAAGAGCATCCCGATCGACTACGACCCGCGTCCTGACGGCAACCTCTGGTTCTACTGCGACGTCGTGTACCCGCGCGTGATGCCAGGCGCGATGCGATTCGTCGCGCACTTCGCCACGTGCCCGAACGCGAAGAAGCACCGCAAGGAGCGGACGTGAAGGCCATCAGCGCGTCGATCGCGTACGACGGTCGCCGATCCGTCCGCGGCAAGCGCATCGGCCCGGCCGTCTCGCACCTGGTCGTGGTCACGCGCGACGGCCGCATCTTCGAGCGCTTCAGCGACATGCCGGCCGGAGAGTGGGGCGAGGTTCCGGCGCCGGCAAAACGCGCCGCAGGGGCACGGGTGGGCACGGGCAAAAAGTAGTACCGAAACGATCGCGCGTCAGAAGTCCGACGCGAGCAAACCGCACCGCTGAAACGGCAGGGGGCCGCGAAGCATGGGCACGGTTTCGTCACTGCGATGCTGTACGGGTTTCGCTGAACAGATCGTCACCCACGTCCATCCCTTCCGCGCCCTCGGGGTGAGCCCGTAATCTGGTAGGCGGTCGTGGACGATCGGGCGCTACTGGAGAGGATCGCTGCTGCTGTCGGGGTGACTCCGGACGTCAGCGTCAGCGTGGGGATGTT